CCCGTTTGAGCCTAACCCACCCCTGCGGCTAGGAGGCCACACCGCACCGAACGTCCGAACCGGGGGTCGTTGACTTTTGGTAGTATGGGGTTCCTGTTCCGGAATTATTAATTATTAGGGGGTTCTCGGAGGGTCGTGAAGGAAGTAGATGATACCCCCGTGGGTGAAAGTGATGAAAGTGATGATGCAGTGTATAGATGGCTCACTAATCTGGAAGCCCGCATCGTCGAGCTAGAGAAGCAAATAGATAGTTTTCACCTACGAATAGCCAACCTAGAGGCTAGGAAGCCACCTCAGGACACCAACCCCGATCCGGAGTGGTATTCGTGACCGAGTATTGGCGATGTCTGGGGTGCCAGCAATTGAAACCCATGATGGCCCTCAAGTCACGCTGTATGATGCAGAGGGAAACTAATGCATGGAATGGGTTCTGTATTGACTGCTGCTGCTTGAACAGCATGCGTCGAGTAGACTGCAACGATCCGACTGGATTGGGATGGGTGAGAGAATGCCCGGAATAAACGCAAACCTCTCTCAAGCTGCATTCGACATCTGGGACCGAGTGCCCATCAAGACCCGCAGAAACCCCGGCGGTACTGCCGGCAACCCCGGCCGGTCTGCGTGGCTATCCTCCGTCATCATCGAACACGCTGGATGGGAAGAGAGATACAACAAGCTAGTCAAGGAGGGTCCAGAGGATCTACGCGCTCTAACCAAGCTCTATGTCATGCGTGGGACCCAGTTAGAAACCATGACCGTTGCCAGGGACAAGCTCCAGGCGCTTGTGTTGGAGTTGACTGATGACTGAGTGTCCTCGATGTAGATCTAAGCGGCTAGGTCTGAATCATCATACGGCACATACGCCAGGTTGTCCTGACAATCCAGGACCAGGAAATGAAAAGATTCCCTGCCCGATCTGTGGGGAACCCTGGAATCGGAGTGGATGGCTACCAGATTACTGTGGGGCTTGTTTTCGCAAGTGGGAATCGGTGGGAACGGAATGAGGCGACTCTCTGACTTAGGCCGAGATTTTCATGTTCCTAGGGCTAGGCGAGCAGTCCATCGTTCCTTTATATGTGTTAAGGGCCAATTTACCCCAAAATGACCCTCATAGGTGGGGGTAAACGGACCTACTTTTCTGGGAAGAGTCCAAGCAACTTCGATAAGAGCGCGCCGATTGAAGGGCTAGTAACTGTGCCAATAACCCCCGCAGCTATCGCTTGTTCTCTCTGAGTGGTGAATGCATCAATCAATCCGGCGGGCGACTGAATGTCCTCGCTTACAATGAAGGTGAACCCTATGATACTGGCAAGGAGTGTTAGAAGTAGAGCCATACCAGAAACGTCATTCATCAGGGTGACGATCGGGGTCATGATTCGATTAAGTTGGTAAGCCCCAATCGCATCCTCGGCTAACTGTCGCTCTTTGTCCTGCAATCTAATTACGAACTCGATAGTTTCTTTCGGTTTGTTCTTCGAGATTCAAAGCACCCCCACGATTGAATCCCAGAGGCTTTGCCCGAGTCCCATCCCGAGGATCCATCCGAGGAGGAATGCCATCCCGTTCTTCTGGAATATGTCACGAGCCTTCTCGCTGAGGTCGCTCATTCTGGTGCCTCCGGCCAGTTGTCTGCGGCATCGTTTGCCTCAGCGTGGTCTTGAGGTAGATCGCGTAGAGCTTGGCGGTAGTCCTTCCAAGCTTGACTCATGGTACGGTCCTTGACGGCTCGCCAGTCGGTTTCCTTGAGAGTTCGATCTCGGAGTCTGCGCAGTTTGTCCCAGTCATAATCAATCATCTTCTCCTCGATCACGACGTCGCCAGCATAGATCGTATGAGTCCTGTTCACCATAGCAGAAGCACCCCCAACCTATCAAACGACGTCGGGATGATGTCGGTGAGATCTACCGTTGACGGCAGACTGGTAACAGTGTAGGCTCGAAGGCAGTTCTGTTCATCGACGAGGGTTGTTTGATTCAGCAGGCCTGCGGAGTAATCCGCCTTCCTCATCGAGCAACTAGGCGTGTTCGTCGTGCTGTGAGTGACGGCGTACCAATACTGAGTGCCGACCACGGTTGTGAAGGTGGCCGAAAGTGAAGATTGCGTCTTGACGCCCGTGGACGTCGTATCGAATGCAGCCGTGGCAATCAAATCATCAGGCTTGCCACCGTCGTCAGTGTAGAACGCCACAGTGGTCTCTCCGTCCGAGGCGGCGACGTTGACCTCGATGCTCGCACTGGCTACGGCTCCTGCATTGGTAGCTATGAACGGCCAGAAGCGAATGTTGCGGTCCGTGGCGATCTGGGTGTTGACGTCATCAGAATTTCCATACGGTGCGGTGGATGCTATGTTGATTCCGTAAGCTGCGTAGTAGGTACCCGCAGGTGTCAGAGCTACGTTGAAATCTCCTCCACCTGCACTTAGGAGGCCGTTCCATTCGCCCTTAACTGCAAGGCGCGCTAGGTTAACTAGTACCAGGCGTCGTAACTCGTCCTCGTTGAGTTCTTCGATGTTAATCGGCTGGCCAATGGACTGCATTGTAGCAAACGCCATGTTCTCTAGATCAGTATTCTGGGCTAGTGTGTACACCCTAGGGGACCTCTTGTCTGCATCTGGTAGTGGCATTGAATCACCCGATGAGTCCGTCCCATTCCTGCTTAACCGTAAGACGCGCCAAGTTGACGAGGACAAGCCGTCGAAGCTCGTCCTCGTTGAGAGATTCGATGCTGATTGGGTTCCCCACGCTCGCTATGTCGGTCTGGCTGAGACTATTCGGAGCCTCTGCACTGAGAGTCTTATTCTTTAGCAGCTTGTACACGCGAGGAGACTGTACAGGAGCATCAGGTAGTGGCATTATCTCATCCCCATTACTATCATGACAAAGCCCCAGAAGTTGTTTGGGATACCCATGGTACCCTTTGGGACGAATGGAGCAGACGGTGCAGGCCCTGCCCCGTTACCGTTGCCGGGAAAATTCTCGTAGGGTGAATCCTGATAGCCGGGTTTAGGTGCTGCTTGCGCCCCGTATCCGGGTAGTTGCGGACTGCCTACTTGCACCATCGCCGCCACCTCACTTGAGTTGCTTTGATCGCATTTTACAGATTCTCTCGATTGAGTCGAGGTCCTTGGTTGAAATGAAGTCCCTCATGTAGAGCTTCTTGGCTTTGCTCAGAATCTCCGCCATTCTTCGGCGTCCTGCCGCTTTAGTCATTCGCGCCATTCAATCACGCCTATGCATTTGTGAGGTATTGCGCCTTAAAATTTAATTCAATGTTTGTTGAGGCGAAAGAGAACAGCGGTTGTTGAACAATCGGGCTCGTTGCGCTGCAAGAACCCACGACGTTGCCAAGTGCATCGACAACATAGAAGCCCTGCGTCTCAATCTTTGAGCCATCAACAGATGTTCCGAACCACTTGACGATTCGCTGTCCTTGCAGAGTATCGCCTATCGAGTTGCCAGTTTGTAGATCAACAAGTTCATTGGTTGCGCCGCCGGTTGGAGTAACAACGAAAATTCGTGAAACTCCGCTCGCGGTGTAGCAGCACATGGCAGCCTCACGATCTGCGGCGGTGTTGTTCATGCAGCGCACGATGTCACCAGCTCTCAGAGTGTAAGGTTGGCAGAGCGCAGGTGATCCGTCAGAGACGGCACCCTTGACCGAAGTCGGGATGATTGCAGCCACAAGGCCCTGCGAGAGTATGTAGCAGTAGCCGACGCCGTTATCGCAACTCACCAGTGCAGACGTTACTGTCTTTCCGGGTGCGTAATCACCGACATTCTGAGCAGACACCGTATAGACGGTATCAGTCGTCAGGTTGGATTCAGTACCCTCAGCCAATTCTGCCTTGAGGGGTATGTTTGTGCCGTCTGAACAGACGAGAACTCCGGTAACTGTGTTAGTTGCCATAGCCCTACAACCTCACTCCAATGCCTAGAGGCTTCATTAGGTTCCTGTTGACGTTGCTGATAGGCTTCCTCAGTAGCTTCTTAGCGAATTTGAAGGTAAGACCGATGCCTATTGCTTGCACAGCCATAGCCTGATAGTTCGCAGTGAAGTTTGCTTGCATGGTATCGAAGGACGAACCGGGCTCGCTGATGATCGACTGAAGGCTCAGACCGCCGTTCGTGGTGGTCATGGCAGTTGACCCTACACC